ATAGTACTAAGAACCATAGGCAATGCAAAAACTGCCGTAGAGTTTGTTACAGGTATCACTTTTGATATGATGAATAAAAATACGAGGAAGAGAAAAATAGTGTACCCAAAGTTTATGCTATACACACTGCTGAGGAGGTACACACCGCTCAAGCTAAATGAGATAGGTAATTTGTACTCTAGACCTGCTTGGAATCCTACACTAAAGAGAAATATTACTTGCCATCCAAACCATGCTAGTATACTTAGTGGGATAGAAAACATACAAAACGTGGAGCACATTGGTAGTAGGGATGAGTGGTATGCAGTGTGGGTGCAAGTGCAAGAAACATTTAAAGAGTATCAGTATCCTAAATTTAAATAAAAAAAGATTATGAAAGAAGAAACACTTGAAGAAGCAGCTAAGAGAATACTATCTAAAGAAGGAGTAAAACTACATCCTAGTGGGTTAGAAACTTATTTAAAAGGTAACGCTATCAATGCTATGGTTGAAATAGCTAAATGGCAACAAGAAAGAATGTATGAAATTATGGATGCCTATGCAGATGATGTTATGGGTGGATGTACATTGAGAGCAAAAGAATGGTTTGAACAATTTAAATAACAACAGTAGTATAGTAGAAATTCTTTAAATCTATCATACGTTCCTCGGAGCTATGGTAGATTTTTAGTTTTGTCTTATCCTCGTTAGTCCATATCCTCTCGCAGTCGTGACATAGGATGAATCTATTTAAGGGATGATGATACAAGGCACTATTTGCCGAGCCTGATATAATATGGCTCACGTTCCTTCCACTAGGTTCTATTATCTCGACACCGCAGTTCTCACATGGGCACTGTCCTTTGTTCTCCTCTAGGTGACGAGCAATCTCTTGAGCATAGTAGCTTTTATTTGCTATTATACGACTCTTCTGCTTGTCGCTTACCTTCTTTATCCTTTTTACGTTGTCCTTCTTCTCATGTCCTTTAATGAAGCCTCTAGCCCATATGTAGCCAAGTTCACCGCATCCACACTTGCATAGCTTTTTCTTTGGTGTAATAAGGCTCATTTTCAGAACAACTTTTCTATGTTAACAAAGTAAAGAGAGTTAGACCCAGTCTTTCTAAAAATAAAGTTAGCCTCTAGTAACTCAATTATCCCTTTATACACAGCTACCTTGGAACTGTAATTACAGAACTCAGCGCAGTCATCTATACTGATATGCACCTCATCATTATTGTGCTCCTTAATCGAAGCTATGTAGCACCAAACTTTAAAAGAAGATGTACTAAAGTCCTTGATAACTGCAAATGCTCTCTTATTTATTCGTATACTATCCTTAGCACTGCTCTTACTGTCACTATTCATAGGGTTCTCCCTATAAGATTCAAAATTACTTATTTTCATATTATATAAACTATAGTTGCAAATATATTTAAATAAATCCACAAAACAAGAATAATATATTTTGTATTGCGATATGAAATATTATCTTTGCAAAGACAATATTATTAATAATAATATACACATGAAAAAAAAGACAACAACAACAATTTCCCTTGATGACATACTAGAGATGTTCAACGAGGAAGACATTATTAAGGCTGATGGCTTTGATGATTGTATCGTAGGTGTAGAAAGTACAGGTGACACCATACTAGTCTACTCCACACAACTTATACTAGAGAAGCTAGTTAAGGATAGTGAGATGACTTGGGAAGAAGCAATCGAGTTCTTCGACTACAACATCCAAGGTAGCAAAGGAGAAGGGTATCCTATATACATTCTAGATTACTTATGGTTTAACCTATAATTAGTGAAAAAGTTAGATATAAAACCGCTCAGTGTCAATAAGTGTTGGCAAGGCAAAAGGTTTAAGACAAAAGAGTACCTCTTATACGAGAAGAAGTGCATACTATTATTACCAAAAATAAAGATGGGTGTGCCTCCGTACTTACTGAATATAGTCTTTGGATTCTCATCGCCTCTAGCAGATATAGACAATGGGCTAAAGCCATTCATAGACATCCTTCAAAAAAGGTACGAGTTTAACGATAAGGATATCGTAGAGCTAAACGTAAAGAAGGAGAAAGCTGTCAAGGGTGGTGAATTTATACTCTTTGAAATATTAACAATTAAATAAAAATAAAAACAAATTATGAGCAGACAATTATTACCAATAAAGTTTGATTTAACACCAAGTGGGAAAATCAAGGAAACTTCAGAATATGGCGAACAAGGATATTTTGAAAATGTAGAGTACGGGATAAACGTACATCATACTGAAGATGGACTATCAGTTCATTGGTATGGCGAAGACGATACTGAAATAAGTCTAGAAGAATATTTAAAATTAACAAATAAAAATAAAAAATAATAAATAAAACAGATGGGATTATCAACAACAGAAGAGCCTAATGGCTCAATCAAGAACTACCTTAACATTACAGGTGGTAAAATCACTCAGAAGGTTAAGGCAGGCACAGAAGGTGCAGTAGTAAGAACCAATAAGATGGGTGTCGAAGTATCAGAGCTACACTTTGATACTTTATCAGGGCAGATTGTTAACATACACATAGAGCCTTCTCCTTTCGCACCTAAGGTGTGGGTAGTAACAATTCGTGATGGCATTGACTTCTATTACTTACACCTATCGTACTCGGGTGGAACAACCATGGGCTTATTAAATAAGTTACCAAACATTGACTTCTCTAAGGACGTTATCTTGAAAGTATTTAGAATCTTTAACGAGGTTAGTAAGAAGGACAAGGATTACTTAGTAGTGTACCAAGGTGGAATGACTAAAGGACATAAGGTTGAGACCGCATTCCCTAAGGAAAACCCTAATGGCTTACCTCCAATGGAGCAGATTAAAGTTAAGGGTTCTTTGGTGTGGGATGACACAAAACAAATGGAGTGGTTAGAGAATCTAGTTATGACGACAATCGTTCCTAAGTTAGGTGGAGCACCTGCCCCTGAGTATGCGTCTAAAGTAGCAGAGACAAAAGCAGTAGCACCTACTAAAGTGTCTGATGATGAGAACGATAATCTTCCGTTCTAGTATGAGTAAAGATTTATTTGGACAAGCAAGGGAGTTAGAGATAGCTTCCTTGCCCAAAGAAGAAGTAGCTTTAATAAAGCAGAGAACAATAGAGGAGCAGTATCAAGAAGATAAAGAAAATAAATAAATAAAAAATAGTCAGGTGGCGGAACAAGGGCAACACTGATAAAGTTGATTCCTGATGGTAGACGCTAAGATGTTTTGTGTACTCTTAACACATTACAGATAGAGAAACTAAATCATGTCAGTTCGAATCTGACCCTCGACTACGAAGAGACGGTAATCTTCCTACATGGCATCCAGTCCATTAATCTGGAGAACTTACCTGACTGATGGAAAGACATCAAATGGTGCAATGGCGGAAGGTTAGGGGTGTCCCCTGACGTGGTAGACGCTAATTAGGTTAAGTATACTCATAATCTATGAACTCGGTATACATACAGGTTCGAATCCTGTTTGCACCACTAATAATAATTAAAGAATAATAAAAACATATATATATGCTAAGCAACGAAAGACTAGGAAGATTTACCGCATCAGGTATTCACAATTTATTCATAGGTGGCAAGGGTGCTACCAAAGATAAGTACATATTTAATAAGGCAGAGGAGAGTGTTAAGGGCTACTCCAAGTCTTTCAGTAGCAGACACACCGACCATGGTATTCTAAACGAGTCAGAGGCTCTAGAGAACTTTGTAGCAACAACAGGAATCAATGCTATTTACCTAGAGGAGCGTTACTATCCTATCAACGAGAATAGTGGGGCTACACCCGACTTTGCAGTTATGGATGGCGATATTATCATAGCTAGTGGAGACATCAAGTGTCCTACAGAAAAGTTCTTTGAGCAGAAGATGATGATGTTTGATGATAAGAATTCTGAGTATCAAGACGTGCCTAAGGAATACTTCTACCAAGCACAGTGTCAGATGATGGCTCTATCTAAGTCCAATGAGGCACTAGGACATCCTCCTGTAGAAGAGCATTACCTAGTGCGTTACTTGACAAGCACTCAGTATGATGATGATGGGAACAAGATTGAAATAAATTTACCCCTAGAAGCTAGAATATTCTACAAGCTAATTAAGAGGGATGCTGCTGTTCAGAAGAAGATGATGGAAGAGATAGAGAAGGCTGTAGAACAAAGAGATTTGTTAATATCCATCTTTGTCAGACCTATACTGTAATGGATGTTACAC